GCCTTACGCTACGCTGGCCCACCCCCGAGGCCCCTCTTCCGAAGGCGTGAAAACTTCGGAAGAGGGCGAGAGGACTAGGACAGATCGGCAATGGCGGCCCACGAGTACTGGCTCTTCATGCGCAGGCCCCACTCCGCGAGGACCATGGTCTTTTTGGCATCACCCGTCTGAGCGAGCGGCGTCGTCTGGAACGGCCGCAGGTAGGAGACTGATGCGTATTCGGGATCGCCGACATAGACGACGGTCGTCGGCATGAAGCGGTCAGGCACGACGACGGTCTCGCCGAAATCGCCGATGTAGACGTCGGCTGCGCCGACGATCGTGGCTTGCTTGCCAGCCGGCACATCGCGGAAGCGCGTGGCGATGCCGGCGAAGGTCGAGAACACGGCCTTCTGCGTCGCCCCCATGAAGGCGACCTTGGGATCTCCGCCTTGGGTCCACACCGCACCCTGCGCCGTCTTGAACAGCGCCTCGGTGAAGGCCCGTGGCGTGCCGGCAACGGCGGCCGTCGAGGGCGTGCCGTTGAGACCGCCGCCCGACATGACCGGCGCGGCACCCGTGCCGGCGCCGGCCATGAAGTTGGTGATGATCCAGGCACCCATGCCTGCGGTCTTGCGCGCCACCGCGTTGGTGCCGACGGCGCCGATCTGCAGGCCGGTGACGCCGAGCTCCATGTCGCGCTTTATTTCCGACGATGCTTTGGAGAGTTCGTAGGCCAGGTAGCTGGTCATTCCGGCCTTGTCGACGGCCTCGAGGGTGCCCGACACCGAGATCAGCTTGCGATTGATCTGCGTGTAGTTATTGACTCGGTTGGTGACGCCGCGGGCATCGGTCACGCCGATCACATCGTCGCCTTCAAGACTTGGCGTGTTGCTGGCCGCGGCCAATCCGTCCGTCTGCCATTCGAACAGCGTGTTCTTGGCCTTGTCGCGCCCGATGTTGTTGATGACCGGGGTGTCTGTGGGAGCAATATTGTAGATTGTATTGCTCAAATCTTCTCTAACAGAACGTGCAGCGTCATATCGCGTCAGTGTGTTGGTGATCAGTGCCATGGGGTACGCCCTCACTTACTCTACACTTTCGCGCAGCTCCTACTTGAGGAGCTGCTCGAACACTTTAGCAGCGTCATGGACGCTGCCGGTTTTGGCGAGACGTTGCTGAGCCGCATTGAGAGCGTTGTTGCCGCGTGGGGCAGCACCAGCCGAAGCAACCCGTGGTCCGTTGGTCGTGACGGGCTTGGGCTTCTGCGCCATCAGCTCGTCAAACCTCCGCGCCTTATCCAGAAGGATGATGGCGCGCGGATCGTAGGCTTGCGAAATCTCCTCTGCGGAGTACCCGACTTCCGGCTTCTGCGCGTACTCGATGATGCGCTGCCGATCGGCCTCCCACCGCTTCTGGTCCTTCCAGGCCGGCTGCATGTCGAGCATGCGGGCGCGGTTCTTGGTCACCAGTTCGGCGAGGTTCTTCGCCTGCTCCTGCTGCTGCAGCGTCTGAAGGCGTTGGAGCTCGTAGTTGGACGCAGCCAACTTGTCTTGCTTTTCCCGCCATTCGTCGCGCTGCCGCGCATAACCCACCGGATCAGACTTATAGACCTCGTCCCAGTTGGGCTCTTGGGGCTGCAGTGCCTGCAACTGATCCCTGAGCGCAACCAGCATGGTCGCGTAAGTCTGACGCTCCTGTCGGACCGCTGCGTTGTGCTCTTCAAGCGCCTTGCGCTCTTGGCTCAACTCATTGGTCTTGCGGGTATAGTCACCGTGCCTCTGGTAGCCCTTGACCGCCTCGTCGAGGGTGATCCGCTCCGACTTGCCGTCAACAGTGACGGTGACGTACTGGGGTCCCTTGTCCTCGGTCGGCTCTGGACTCTCGTCCGCATCGGTTGCTTCGGCCTCGGCTTCCGGGGTCTCTTCCGGCGTCTCTTGCGCTTCGGCGTCAGCGGCAACGCCCTCGTCAGTTTCGGCGGGGGCCTCCTCGGCCGGGGATTCGGGGGTCTCGGGGTCCGGTGACGGGTCGAGAAATCCCAGCATCCTGGCGGCCGCGTCCTCCAACGTGGGGCCCTGTGCGGGCAGATCACTATTGGTCGGCATGTCAGTGTACTCCTAGGCTAGGTTGGTTCGTCAAGACTGGTAGCGGCGTTGGTGAGCGCGTCGGTCGAGCTCCTTGATCCCCGGCGCGTCGTGCAGCGTCGCGTTCAAGGTCATCACCGCCTGCATCTGGCGCCACAACTCCTCGCGGCGCTCGGGGTCGGTGCTTTCGAGCCATTCGTGGATGCAGGCCGACTGGATCTTGGCGAACAGCAGCCCCCAAGCCTCGCCATTGAAGAACTCGGTGACCTCAAAGACCTGCTCATCGGTCAGCATTACGCACCTCTTTGGCCTTGGCTTCGACCGCCAGACGGGCGGCCTCGCGCTTCTGCTCGGTGGTCATGCGGTGCTTCTCGAGATCGGCCGTGAGATCGCGGGCGTGCGCCTCCTCCTCGCGATTGAGCGATTCGCGGTGCTTGACCACGTCCTGCAGCAGGCGAGCCTGCTCGAGCTCAAGCTCGGCATCGCGCGACGACACCGAAGTGCCGTACTGGAGCTCGGCGATCTGCAGTTTCAGCACCGCATCAAGGCGGATGCGCTCACGCTCCCGCGCATCTTCCATCTGCATGCGTTCGCGCTGGATCTGCGCATCGCTGGCGATCTTCGCCTGCGCCGCCTGGGCGTCGGCCTGGGTCTTCTGGGCGTCGATCTGCTGCTGCGCCTGATCGAGCTGCAGCTTCATCTGATCCACCTGGATCTGCGCCTGAACCTTGGCCTGCTGAGCCTGCGCCACCACCATGTTGGGATCGGGCGGCGGGCCCTTCTGCTGCGCTGCCATCGTCGCCTGGGCGATCGCCGGCATATTGATCTGCTTGAAGAACTGCTCGGTGTCCTTGTAGCCCAGGATCTCGGTCATGCGGGCCAAGGTGTTGCGGTAGTTTGAGACGTCGGCCAGGGGATTGGCGATGCCGCCCAACTGGGCGATGGCGAGTTCCTGCTTCTGGGCAATGGCGCCCAGCGCCATCAGGCGGTCCTGGTCGGTGCCGCGGCCGAGCGCAACGTGGACGATGACGTCCATGTCGGCATCCCAGGTCTTGGGATTGCATTCGACCCACTTGCCTCTGAGCCGCATCATGCGCGGCTGGTCCTGGTAGCGGCACAGCAGTTTCAGGATGCCCTTCATAAGGGGCTTGATGCCGTTCTCGGCAAACAGGCGCGCCGTCATCTCGGTGCGTTCCTGAGCGCCCTGGACGGTGGCATCGACGCCGCTTTTGGTCGTCGATTGCAGCACGTCGGGGTCTAAACCTGCGGCGGCCGGCACGATGCCGGTGCGCTTGGCCTTGACCTGGTCGAGCCAGGTGATGATGCCCATCGCCGGTTGGCCGACGAAGGTCGAGTTGAACTCGCCGGCCATGCCCGGCGCGCGCAGCCGGACGGCGGCGCCGGTTTCCACATTCAAAATATCGTCGACGTTGGCCTGTCCTTCGACGAACCACGTCCGGGGATGGATCGACTGGGCCAGCGAATCGAGCGTATTTCTGACGATGTTGCTCATCAGGAGCTGGAGATCCATCGTCTGGTCGGCGACCGAATTGCCGATGATCGTGTGCGGCTCGGGATCGGGACAGAGGACGACGAAGGGCGCTTCGGCCACGACCTCGTCGTGCAGGATCTTGTCACCGACCAGGCAGACCTTGCGCAATTCGGCGATGCCATCGCCGTCGCGATCGATGCGCAGATAAGCCTCGTAGTAGACGACCTTGCGCGAGGAATCGTCGGTGCCTTCCATATCCTGCGCCGCGGCGTTGAGCGCCGGATTGCGGATTTGCGCCTCGTAATTCGACATGAAGCTGTCGTTCAGCCCGGCGCCGGCGACCTCGTCGAGGATGTCGGCGTCGTAGCCCATCTTGGCCAGGTCGGAGAGCGTCTTGATCGTGCGGTGGGCAAGCAATGGCGCTGTCGGCAGGTCGCGCCCGGCGCGGCTGACGAGAAGCTCCTCGACCGGCAGGCACTCGAGGCGAACCTTGCCCTGCTTGGTGACGCGGCGGATGTGCACGTCATGGATTCTGGGCGGCGGGCCCATGGGGAAGGGGCCCTGCGCCATCAGCGGCGCCATCAGGCTGGGAGGGGCTCCCGGAGGCGCGCCAGGAGGGCCTGCGCCGGCACCTGGAGGCATCGGGGACATAGGGGGCATAGGCCCAGGCGGCGGGCCTGGCGGGGCTCCTGGGGGCATCCCAGGCCCGCCAGGAGGCCCACCCGGAGGGGGCATGGGGGGTCCGGGCGAGGGTCCGCCCGGAGGCGCCCCCAACGCCGGCATGCCTTGCCCCAGAAGCGACGGGGCGACGTTGGGGGCGCGTCGGGATTTCTTGGAAATGACTTCTACTTCGGGGTCGGCGATCAGGACCTGAAGCTGGCCGTCGGTCAGGTTCTCGTAGTGGTATCC